CGCCTGCGTACCTGCGATCAGGCCGGTGAGTGAAAACAATCTCATCGGGATCGAGCTCCGCGTCTTCAAACAACGCCTTGGCGATCCCAAGCCTGCGGAAGCTCTCCTTCACGTAGACCATGTGGACCACGTCGAACTTCTTAAGCTGGCTGAAAATTAAATACCCGTAGATCACGTGTGGATCGTCTTTGGAGCAGCACACCAACGCCTTGGTGCTCTCTGCCTTGAGGATGCGCTCGATCACTCGGTGATGGCGCTCGAAGAAAATGGTGTTCTTGATGTGCTTAGCGAAGCGGGAGCTCTCTCGGTAGAAGGTAAGCCAACTGTGGAAGACGAAATCATCGTCTCCTGGCTCCATCAACCGGATGTCTGTTTGTTCAATTAGGAAGTTTGGATGCATCGCTTGGTGAACCCGTGCCGTTGCTTTTAAAGAAGTGTAGAGCTTTTTCACCCAGCTGAGCAAGCTCGCTGTCAGTCATCTCAGAAAGCTTCTTCTTGAACAACTCTTCTTCGTCTTCCTGACCGTTTTTCACCAGGTACGCATCGTCTCGGTAGCCAAACTTCTTGAACCGCGCCTTCATCATGAAGCAGTAGGACGCTGAGCTAAAGCCTGGGATCTTGCCGTGGATGCCTGCGATGCCAGTCTTCTCCCAAAAGTGGAGCCCAAGCAGCTCACCCTTGTTCTTGGCATCGTCAAACTCGGGGAAAGTTCTAAGCCAAGCGTGCAGTGTGGTGTAGGTGACTTGTGCGATCGCTCCGAAGGCTTCAAATGACAGGCCCTGGGACATGTGCGCTAGCAACATGTCTGCGAACTCCGGCTTATATTTATGCGGTGCGCCCATATAGTATTTAGTTACCTAATGAGTTTAACACGGACCATTTCACGCCGTCCTCGCGGACCGGATCTTTGCCTGTGAATTTGGCCCAGCGGGTTAGGATTACGTCGATGTAGAGAGGCTCGATCTCCATGCCAAAACAACGGCGATTGGTTTTCTCGCAGGCGATGAGGGTAGATCCGGAGCCTGTGAAGGGATCAAAAACTGAATTACCGGGTTTAGTGCATGCCGCTATGTAAGTCTCGGGTAATTCTACTGGAAACATAGCCGGGTGAGTGTGATCCCCGCCTGCATATCGCGCTACATCCATTCTAACAACCGTTCCCAATTGTCGTTTTGAATGCGTCTCAGTAAAGACGGGCGTAGTTTCACCATCCCTCTGTCTGATCGTGCCCTTTTTAGCCAATCCTGCCTGTTTATTCTCAACTGTTTTGTTTAAGTCTTTGCGATCTTTTCCAAAAACGAAAATCCACTCATGGTCTATGGTAAACATGGCTGTCGCTTGGCCAACCGTGTAACCAAATCCAGAACGATCCCAAACGTTCCAACTTAGAAGCTTCAGTCCGTTTTCCTTTGCGGTGCAGATGTAGTCATCCCAGTACGGAACCACTTCGTTTTCACTTCTTTTTAACCCTAAATTAACGGCAAACAGATCACATGGTGCAGCACAAAGGAACTTTGACAGATGCTTTGTCGATAAGTCTATTCCGCCTTTGTAATCTCTCTGATCAGAATACGGCGGGCTGGTAAAACATAAATCCGCCTTCTCACCATCCATCAGTCGGCTGATATCAGCTTTATCCGTGGCATCTCCGCAAAGGACACGGTGAGGGCCAAGTAGCCAAAGCTCCCCCCGTTTGGTTTTGGCTTCTTTGGGAGGCTCAGGGGTTTCGTCGGGATCGCCTTCGTGCTTTTCGGACAAGTCGAGCGTGAAGTCCTTAATCCCCAATAAATCGATGTCAAAATCAGGTCCAAGCTCGGGCACTTGTACGTTGATGGACGCCAGATCAAGCCTGGCCCAATCAGCAATAGCGTTGTCCGCGACCAGGTCGGCGAATTCAGATTCGTGGCTTTCATAGTCTTGGAAGTCGACTGGGACTTCTGTCTGGCCTGAGTGGATGGCTGCCTGGAGCCTGCCGTGGCCAGAGGTGATGAAGCCTGACAGGTTTGAGACTTTGATCGGGTATCGCCAGCCTTGGTATTCCAGAATCTGGGCCAGCCTTGGGATTTGATCGTCCGGGTGGTCGTTTGGATTCTTCGGATGCGGTTTTAGGTGACCGACGGGCACCATCTTGCTGTGCGAGCATCGCACCTTCCATTGAGCCATTGCTTTCCCCCTGCCAAGCCGAAATCCTAGCGGCGTTCCACGGGGAACACAATCCCACGCCCAAAATAGACGCCTTCCTGACAAACACCAATCCGCGCTGTCCCCAAGACAGCAACAGCATCGCCTCCCAATTTTTTGCGAACCGTGTGAAGTTTTTAAGCGGTATCCAAGTGAAGTGAATCATCTTTTTTTCTCCAGCACGGCCCGCGCCTTAGTCATGTATTCAGACTTGGGCCAGCAGACGTACTTTGGATTTAGCTCATAGTCCGCGAACTCCTTTAGAGCATCGATGTAATCTCGACACTCCTGGTCGCGTCTGAAAAGCATTTGAGATGCGGCTTTCCAATTAGCCATGGCGCTATTGTAAGCTTCACGCCACCGCGCAACTTCTTCGGATTGCTTCATTGAACAAAAGCACGTCGGAAAAGTTAACTCGGCCTGACCGGCTGCTATTTGCTTTTGCACAATGGGTCCCATCTCTGGATGCTTTAGCGCGTCTGGGTGGTAGAATACCTTCACGGCTTTTTACCGTAGATTTCGAGCCAGCGCATAATCCTTTTCGGAGTTTCCCGGCTAGCTACTCCCGACATTAATTCGGCAAAAAGCAGTGAAGCATCGGTTATAGCGTCAGCCATTCGCTCGACATTTGCCCCGCGCTTGAGATTCTCAAGTGCTTGGTGGTTAGGATCATTGGCAACCACCAGTCCGCCTTTTGGTTTGTTGGTGACGAGCGCCGAGATTTGTTTGCAACGCTCCAGTAAAGACATCTTCATATTCCCCTCGTAAAAAAACGCAGGCGGAGGAGTTCGAAGACTGCGCCCTCAAGCTTGGAGGGGAACGACTCAGTGCGGATCGTCGTTCTGGTCTGCTTGTACTTGGCAGCCTTCTTCTTGCGCACTATTTCCCGGTACTGCGCTGATGTGATGAACGTCATAAGCTTATCAATCTTTTGAACGCTTCTTCGTACTGAATCCACGGGACGGAATTGCCCAAGACTCCAATACGGTGGCCCCGATACGGCTTGCCATGATCCATTCCACAAAAGACGGCGGCAATTGCGTTCCAGTCGTCTCTTTCCAAAGCGCTGGTAAGGGTGGTGAGTTCCGATTCAGATCCGCTTTGTAACCACCCGGTCTTTCGTCTCTCTTGGTTGGTGTGGGGATTGAACCGTGCTTCTTCCACCACGTCGCCAGACCATCCCCGCTCGTTTTGGACAACCCCTTTTTGTTGTAGTTGCCCTTTACCGTCGGCGTCGGCATTAACCCTCGTTTCCACATTTGCGCAAGCCAGTATCTTATCTTTCCCGTTCTCCCTGCTCCGCCCCCGCGGTTGTAACCGCCTTCGGTTTTGGTCGGAGTAGGCAAGCATGAACCATCTTTCGCGTCGGTGCGGCAGCCCCACATCGGATGCCGCCAAGTGCCCGTCTCGGCACGAGTACCCAAGACTTTCAAGTGCAGCTCGGATCGTAGGTATAGACCGTCTAATCCCCGGCCAGACATTTTCGAGAAAAACGAACGGGGTTTTTGTTTCTTCTGCCAAGCGCACAATCTCCCAGAAAAGTTGCGAGCGGCTGTCCGCCATGCGTTTACGAGCTCCTGCAAGGCTGTGTCCTTGGCATGGGAATCCTCCGTAGATGCAATGGATTTGTGCCGGGAGCATTCCAGCGCGAAGAGTTCTAACGTCATCCCAGATTGGCGCGGTTGGGATTTCTCGCCGATATATTCGAGATAGCAGCACTCGTTGAGCGAAAGCGTCGTTTTCACAGTAGGCAACTGGCTTAAACCATGGCGCCATACCTTCGGTGAACCATCCTCCACCGCTAAATAAATCCAACCCATTTAACAATCATCCCCCAAACATAGCTGGCCGGTTTTTAGACCTTTGCACGGTTGCGTGCGGCAACCCAGTCATCCCTGCCGTTTAACCCGCCTTCATGGTAGCTGCGAGCACCAGCTTTAAAATTCCCCAGACCGAGGGGCTCTGACTCCACTCGGCCCGGGTTATTTGTCTGGGCTGTAACAACCCGGATTGGCACATTTACCTCAAGCAATCCTTGAGCACCCAGAACAAATTCAAAATGTTTGCAGGCGGGCCGGGCTTGATACCGGCTAGTCTAAGGTCTCTCGCTCAAGCCGAAGCTTCGTAGGCACCGACCTCGACAACTCTTAGGTGCCCTATCCGCGTGTCCCTCCACGCCGCCGCCTGCTTTTACAACGCTCCATTACTGGGGCGAAGATCCCATCGCACCGTAGGTGCAAGGGGCATTTTGTCTGGGCCGCCTTGCGGCTTGCGTAAAGGGTCGCCGAATCCCACCCAAACAAACTTTCAATTCACGCTGCGGGCCGGGCTT